CCGTCGCATCCGTACGCTGTCGTTGATAAAATCAACACGGTCAACACAGGGCTACGCACGGCGGCGGGCGACAAGCGCGTGCTAATCAACCATACCTGCAAGCAGCTAATCATGGCGCTTGACGGGCTCACCTATGTCGAGGGCACCAACGAGCCGGACAAGTCGTCGGGGCTCGACCATATCACTGACGCACTGGGCTATTTGCTTTTGTGGGAGTTACCCTTGCGCGGTTCGGGCGGCGCGATTACACTGGGGGCTATATGACAGAGTTAGAGCGACGATTACAGGCAACGCATCCAGAGTATACACGGATGCTCCCACAATGGACAAAGGCGCGCGACTTTGCGACGGGCGTCAACGCCATGCGCGCGCATGACCTTGCCTTATGGGCGCAAGGTTGCGCGTCGGTTGTGCGCGATGCGTCTGGCGTGTCAAGGCTACCTATTGCGGGTTCGCAGTTCGCCACTATCGCGCAGTCGGCGTACATCCTACCTACGTCTGACCGCATGACCTATACCGAATATGTTTTGTATCTTTTACGTGGTCATTGCCCATCATACGTCGCACTCACACGGTCGGGCTATCTAGGGCTTATCTTTTCGACTCCGCCACTGGTTGAGTTACCGCCATCCTGTCCATTGATTGATGACGCTGACCTGCAAGAGACGCCGCTCGCAGAGTTTGTAGAGGACGTCCTTGCGGAAGTGCTGACCGTTGGGCGTCATGGTGTACTACTTGATACACCGCCCGTCAATCAGGCTGGCATAACGGTTGCGGACGCTGAGCGTATGGGCCTGCGCCCGTATGCCGCATCCTATAAGGCAGAGGACATCTTAGACTGGCGAGAGGCGCGCGTCGGTGGGCGTCTTGTGCCTGTGTACTATAAGTTGCGCGAGCGTGTGCGCCGTGCCGATGGCTACGATTATGACTACCGCGAGCTAGTGCTAGAGGATGGACAGTACAAGCAGGTGTTTTATACACGTCAAAGCCTTGACGGTGACTATAGCGCGACCGAGATAGTGCCACTCAAGGGCGGTAGACCGCTGGATAGCATACCGTTCTACATGTACTCGCCCCGCGGCGGAAAGCGTGATATTGAGACTCCGCCGCTGAACGATTTGATCGACCTAATGCATGAGTACTATCAATGGGCGGTGGAGTTTGCCAACGCGTGCTTTGCGGTAGGAATCCCAACAGCGGCCTTTTTCGGGTTTACCGACGAGGAAGTGCAAGGCATTACGCTAGGCGGGCTTAATGGGATCCATTCGGTTAACGAAAATGCTGACGCAAAATACTTAGAGTTTACAGGGCAAGGGCTTGATGCACTCGCGGCGCGTGGTGTGTCAATCCTTACGAACATTGCCAAGTTCGGTGGGCGGATGCTGACACAAGACAAGGCGGCGGCTGAGGCGGCAACAACGGTAAGGATTCGGGCTTCGGCGGAGTCGGCGACGCTTGCGGATATGGCGCGGGCCTGTTCTCGGATAACCGAGCAATGGCTACAATTCGCGCTTGACTGGGGATTCGGTGGCGGCAAGGCCGTCTTTAGTCTTAACACTGAGTATGTGGATTTTGCGCCCGATGCACAGATTCTTGCAGAGCTTCGGAATCAAGTCAACGACAACATCTTTGCGCTAAGCGATCTCATACGCTATCAACGGCGTGTGAACCTAATCAATGATAGCCGAACGGATGAAGATATAATGGCAGAGCTAGAGGCACAAAAAGAAGCGGCGGCTGAACAGGCACAGGTAAGCGCACAATCGGCGCTGGCGAACATGGCGGCAAGGGTGGGTAAATGACCGCGAACGAAGCCTTACTGAAAGCGCTCCTTGAGCATGCCGAGAAGCTCGAAGATTTGACACAGGAAGAGTATGCGACCATCCTTGTCTTGCTTGAGGCCGCGCATGCCGAAGCACTAGGGCATATCTCAACGTTGTGGCAAGATAAAGATATTGGCGAGATTGCAACACGTGTCAACATGACATATAGTGAGGTGACAAGCAAGATTAAGGCGGCAATGGACAAGTCGCTGCCGAAGCTTGCGAACGATGAAGTTACGCAAATACAGGCCATGTTAGAGGAGATAATCCCGGGCGTGGCAATAAAAGGCGCAATGGTTGAGTGGCAGAAAATAGCGGAGCGTCCTGCGGCGGCAGGCAGTACGCTTGCACAGCTTGTTGATGCGCTTGGCGTCAATAACATGACGGATGTGGTCGATACGACAAAGCGGGCGATTGAGCAAGGCAAGACGCTTGAGGCGCTTGTGGTTGATCTTCGTGGCCGTGCGGTGAGGCGGGCGAAATGGGTTAGCGGAAAATATGTGCCAGGTGAATATACAGGCGGCATAATGACGGTTGACACGAGGCAGGCTGAAGCGCTGGCAAGAACTGCGGTCATGCACGTGAGCAATACGGCGCGTGATATTTTTTGGCAGGCGAATGAGGACATTATCAAGGGCTATATGCGCGTCGAAACGCTTGACGAAAGAACGTGTATTGTGTGCGGGCTTGAAGATGGGCGCGTATATGGCGTGAATGAGCCGAAGCCGTTCCTCCCCCAGCACGTTTCGTGCCGAGGCCTGTACACGGTGGTGTTTAAGAGTTTCCGTGAGCTTGGCATTGACGCTGATGAATTACCTGATACAACGCGCGCGAGCATGAACGGACAGGTGCCGAAATACACAACGTGGAAGGATATGCTGAAATCGGCAAGCCTAAAAGAACAGGCTGAGATATTAGGGCCGACGCGCGCGAAGCTGTATCAGCAAGGAATGCCGGTAGAATCGTTCGTGAAAGACGGCAAGTTACTAACACTTAAGGAGCTGAAATGAAAAACTGTATGGTTCCTCACTTGATCAAGAAAGGCGAGCATCTGATAATTGAAGGCATTGAGTACGTTGTCGTGGCCGTGGAGAAGCTCGATGCGCCGTTCTACGAAGCGAAGCTTGAGCCATTTATTCCTGGAGCTGATGACAAGGTGCAAGAGAAAGTTATCGATGAATCCGGTGATTGATTTTATTTGTGAACAATCCGGCGAGGCCGGAAATAATACGGGCAAGGCCCGACCCTAGGGGTGTAATATGGACAAGTTGAAGGAATTGCTGAAAGAGCTTGGCGCGACCGATGCGCAAATTGCCAAGGCCGAGGGCATTGTCAATGAGAGCATGCAGTCCGCAATAGATGCTGAAGTCGCTGGGTTGAAGAAGAAGAACAAGGAACTGCTGGAAAAGTACAAAAATCCAGACGACGACGCACGGCAAAAGCTCATTATGCTGGAATCAGAACGCGATGAATTGCAGGCGAACCTTGCACGGTTACAGAAAGATATGGAAACCGTGAAGGCCGATAAGCTGAAAGCGGAGAAAGAGAGAGACGAGAAAGTTTCTGCCGCGAATCAGACTGTCGCCGACTTGTTAATCGATGGTGGGCTGACTTCGGCACTCGCAGGCGCAGTAAAACCGGCGCACATGGAAGCGGTGAAGCTATTGCACAAGAGCAAGTTCACTGTCGAGCTTGGGGAAGACGGAAAGCCACGAGCTGTCGCAAGCGTCAAGGGCGCTGACGGCACGGTGAAGAAGCTCGACCCAAAATCATACGTAACCGAGTGGATGAACACTCCAGACGGTAAAGAATGGGCGCTTGCATCAAGCAATTCTGGCGGTGGTGCTGGTGGTTCTGGAGCTGGTGGAAGCACAAACAAGCCGTTCAAGGACATGACGCTTGATGAACGAACCCAGCTTTTCAAGACCAACCCGGCGCAATACGCGGCACTTGAAGCCGCATCAAAAGGATAAAAGGAGTTTTATATGGCAGAGACTAGGCTTTCGGACGTTATTGTCCCGACCGTTTTTGACCCTTATGTTGCAGAGCGATCGATTCATCTCAATAAATTCTTCCAGGCTGGCGTACTGGTTCAGTCACCTGTGCTGTTTGAAAAACTGGCAGGTGGTTCCAATACCTTCAATTTCCCCTTCTGGAAAGACCTTTCAGGCGATTCAGAGGTGCTTGCTGAAGGTAGCGATATGGCGGTGAATAAGATTACTGCTGACAAGATGATCGCTCGCCGACAGCTTCGTGGTAAGGCGTGGGGCGCGAATGACCTTGCGGCACAGCTTTCAGGCGATAATCCAATCCAGGCAATCGGCGACCGTGTGGCTCAGTATTGGGCGACACAGTATGAAAAACTGCTTACCCTTACTGTGCGCGGCATTATCGCTGACAACGTTGCCAATGATTCCAGCGACTTGGTGGTTGATATTTCAATCGATACTGCCACTAGTGCCACCGCCGCAAATAAAATCAGTGCTGAAAAGACAATTGATGCGGTATTGAAACAGGGTGACCATTTTAGCGAAGTATACGCTATCGCTGTGCATTCAACCGTGTATGCAACACTGCTAAAGAACGACCTGATTGACTATGTGCAGGACAGCCGTTCTAATCTACTTATTCCCAAGTATATGGGACTGAATATCGTTGTTGACGATGACCTGCCAGTAATTGCAGTTACGGGCGGATACAAGTATCATTCGTATCTGTTCAAGCAGGGCGCGATTGCATTCGCCGAGAATCCCGGCAAGTATGTTGCTAATGAAGCATATCGAGACCCGAAAGGCATTGGTGTCGATTCGCTCTATACCCGCAGGCAGTTCTGCATCCACCCGCTCGGCTTCTCTTGGGTTAAGTCCACTGACACTGCTACTTCGCCGTCTAATGATGACCTATCTGCTGCTACATCTTGGAATAGGGTATACAACGCGAAGAACGCTGGCGTTATCGCGCTGATTTCCAACGGCTAATAGGAGGCTGTGTAATGTTCCATTCACGGAAAAGATACCAGAAAATAATTCTGGCCATGGATGATGCGATGACTACGTCCCGCAATATGAATGTCGCGGGGCTGGCCTCGGCCATCGCTCTCGCCACCGAGCTTCGCACCGACTACTCGGCGCACGTAGCTGACGTAACTGAGGTAACTGGAGCGCATAAAGCGCTCCATGCCGCAGGCCAGCTCGCCGCCACAAGTGTCGTGCCATACAATCTTGCAACCTTGCTTGCCCTCGTCAACGACCTCACGGCGAAGTACAAGCTCCACAACACCGACGCCATCGCCGACTCGCCTACATACCACCAGGCAAAGGGTACTACCCACGCGCTTGCTGCTGACACCGCCGTGACCACGCTCAACGAGGCCATCACCCGCCTGAACGACATCAAGGCGAAGTTCAACGCGCATGATGCGGACTCGACCGCGCATACCACGGTAAGCAAGCATCAGATTGCCGCTGCTGATGCGGCACTTGGAGCGGCGATATTCGTTCCTATGGCAAACGTGAAGGCTGGCGACATGGTTTCATGGGCGATTCTTAAAGCTGGAAGCGGAAACGTCACAGGTGTATCGGCTATTGCAAACAATGGCGGTGTAACATTCACGTTTAGTGCTGATCCGCAGGATGACGCAATTATTTCGTACTGTGTCGCGGCAGAGTAAGGAGTGCCTGGAATGGAAGGATTGAAATTGCCGAAAGGTGCCCTTGAAAGAGAAAAAATGCAAGCCGTCCTTTCCAGGCTTGACATGCTTGAAAAGCGCGC